AACGTATTAAAGTTTTACTTGGTTAGAACTATGATTAATATGATGCAGAGTAATACAAGCCAATTTTATAGAACATACCGAAAGCCTTTAGAGGTTGAATTAATAGTACACGATAGGGACGAGGACTTGCTTAACAAAGTAGAAGACGAACTATCCAAGATGCACTGGTACAAAGCAGAACTATTACGAGTGTATGCTATTAAGCACAACTGCAACGCTAAAGAATTAAGCAGGGTAACCGGCATTCCTTATATGTCAATACATAGGGAATTAAAACTAACTAAACGAGAACTTAAAAAACAATTACGCAAATGATAATTATAGCAGCGATATGCTTTGCAATATTCTTTGTAGAGATACACCAATTCCATAGAAAATGGTATTTAGATTTTAAGCCTTTTAGTTGCACGAGTTGTTTAGCAGCTTGGACAGGTTTAGTTTTATATTTACTACCTGCAATATGTACTGACATCATAGCGTTTGTATTTATTCCGGGAGTGTTAGCACCTTTACTTTCAAAAATAATGTGGAACTTATGGAAATAGAACACAGAAATTATTTAGACCTGCATAGACCTAATTATGAAATGGTGCAGAATGGTTATGTAAGGAATATAGATTTAGACATCTTAAAAATGTACGAGCATATTTATCGCAAGTATATGAACCCAGATTTCATATTAACAGTATGGTGCAGCCATTGTATATTTGATATGATAAAACGCTTGTACGAATGGTACGATTTACAACCACAACCAAAGAAAAAGAATGCAAAGGGTAATTAATTTTAGCGGTGGCAAAACTTCTGCTTATATGACTATCCAAGAATATAAGCCAGGAGACATAGTATTGTTTTGCGATACTATGAGGGAACACCCTAAAACATATAAATTCATTAATGACTTTGAGGCCTTTGAAAATATACCAGTAACAAGAATAAGTTACGAAGGTGGCTTTGACGGAATGTTAAAAAAAAACAAAGCCTTACCTAATCAGTTTAAAAGGTTTTGCACAATAGAACTAAAGATTAAAACGGCTAAAAGATATTTAAGAAGCATAGGGGTTAGAGAATTTGAAAACCTGGTAGGCTTTAGATATGACGAACCAATGCGAGTTAGCAGACGCACCCAAAGATTTAAGAAGGTACACGATAAGTTCCCTTTGTTTGATAGCAAGATTACTAAACAAATGGTAAATGAGTATTGGAGCAAAAAGCCTTACACTTTGGAAATACCTTCTATATTAGGGAACTGTACTTTGTGTTTTATGAAAGGCAAAAACGCTATCTTAGCAATATTAAGGGAGTTCCCAGAACTTGCAGACGAATGGATCAATGACGAAAAGAATAGCAAATACACTTACTTTAATGGCGTAACAATAGAAACGCTTAAAAGTATATCACAAAATAACTTGTTCAAGGAATTTGATTTAGATAACATTAACCCTGCGTATGACTGCGCTTGTACTACTTAACTATGGCAAACTTTATCCACCCCACCGCTATCATTGGCGATAACGTAATTATCGGAGACGGAAACTACATTGGTCCTTATTGTATTATCGGAGACAAAGCAGAGCATAAAAAGTTTTGGAATAAAGAAAAAGGCAAAGTATACATAGGCGATAACAATGTTATTACAGGTCTTGTAACAATAGACGCAGGAACCGAGATTGATACCTTTATTGGCAATAATTGTTTTATAATGAAACACGCACACATAGGACACGATTGCACAATCTTAGATAATGTAACAATAAGTTGCGGAGCAAAAATAGGTGGGCATTCTATTGTAGATCAAGGTGCTAATATAGGACTTAACGCAGTTCTACATCAATTTGCAAACGTAGGAGAAAATTGTATGGTTGGAGCAAGTGCCTTTTTAAAAGGAGATGCAAAACCAAATACTAAATACGCAGGAGTTCCTGCAAGGGAAATCGGCTCAAACATAAGATAATGAAAGTAGCTATTTTATTACTTGCACAAAACAGACACGATTTAACTCAGCGTGTAATTAACCAAAACTTTTTTAACTCTGGTTATAATGCGGACTGCTTCTTAATAGACAATGGCAGCAACACGCACGAAACGTTTAACTACCCTTTTACTGGTTATGACTTATCAAAAGAAAAGCGAGGCATAGCAGCCGGGGTTAATGCAGGGTTACGCATAACGCAGAACTATGATGCGGTTTGTTTATTAGCTAATGATATTTTATTACCACAAGATTGGTTAGCTAAGTTTGTTCTGTTTGCACAACGAATAGAGAAGACAGGCATAATAGGTATACATTGTGTAGAAGATTTGCCCCCAATAGTAGACGGAGTACATAAAACGCACACACCTTTTGGCGATAACTTTATTACCCGTGAACTTATAGATGCAGTTGGCGGTTACAATACTGAGTACGATCCATACGGAATGCAAGACAGAGATTATGGGGAACGTGCAACAATCTCAGGCTTTACTAATTACTACCTTCCAGATATGCGTTCAGAACATATAGGACACGATGTCGGCAACGGAACGGAATACAGACGAATGAAAGACGAAAGTTTAGGACGGGCGCAAAGTGTATGGGAAAAATACCAAGACATATACCACAACCAAAAGAATATAAGATGCGAATACTTTGTATAACTTCAGCTAACTCAGGCGTAGGACTGCACCGAATAATGATGCCGATAGTACACTTGGAAAAAGAGTACGCACTTATTACCGATGTATTAAATGACGAGTTATTAGAGCAAGGGTGGGATATTGTATTAATGAATAGAATGCTTAACGAGATAGATGCAAAGCAAATGGACACCTGGCGAACTAAGTACGGCTTTAAGTTAGTAGTAGATAACGATGACCATTGGGAACTAAACGAAAGCCATTTATTGTATTTAAGATATAAGATTAACAATATACCTAAACTAATTACCGATTACTTAAAGATAGCAGACCTATGCACCTGCACTCACGAAAGGTTAGCAGGAGAGATAAGTCCTTACAATAAGAACGTTCACATCTTACCAAACGCATTACCTTATGGGCAAGAGCAGTTCCAGGATAACAAGACCGAAGATTACAAGGTTAGATTATTTTGGAGCGGAAGCGGAACGCACGAAAGGGATATTGAAATACTAAGGCAGCCGTTTAAAAGGTTACAAGGTATGAATATTAGAACTGTTATAGCAGGTTACAATGACGGGGAGAAACCTATATGGGATAAAATGATTGACGCCTTTACTTGCGGTTTAAAGCTTAACCCCACGATCTATAACTATGCAAGGGTTACTGAATATATGGGAGCATACACCGATAGCGATATTTCAGTTATTCCTTTAGTAGATAATAAGTTTAACGCTATGAAGTCAAATCTAAAGGTATTAGAAACAGCTGCTAAAAAGAACCCTGCCATAGTTAGCTATGTCAATCCGTACTTAGATATGCCGGTACATTACGTTAAAAGCCAAAAGGATTGGTACAAACATATAAGAGATTTAGTGAGCGACGCGGATATGCGAAAGGAAAGCGGACAGAAGTTGTTTGAGTTCTGCCAAAAGAAGTATAACTTTGACGAGATAAATTTAGACAGAAAGTATATTTATAGTAAACTATGCCAGTAATAAAATGCGCCTCTAATGGCAAATACCGGATTGGAAACGGGTCTTGCATCTACGATACCGAAGAGAAAGCTATGAAGGTTTGGAAAGCTATCCTTGCAGGTGGTAAATTTGCTGAAAGTTATACCGACTATCCGGAGTCAGCTACTAACAACGCAAAGAGGGCAATAGAATGGGCTGAGAAAAATGGTTGGGGTTCTTGCGGAGAAGCAACTGGTAAGGCAAGGGCAAGACAGTTGGCAAATCGTGAGCCAATTAGTAGAGATACGATTGCCCGTATGGCTTCGTTTAAAAGACACCAACAACATAAAGACGTGCCTTATAGCGAAGGTTGTGGCGGTTTAATGTTTGATGCGTGGGGCGGTACGAGTGGGATTGAATGGGCAATTAACAAACTAAAGGAAATAGACAAAAAATAATTTGCATACTTAAATTTTTTATTTATTAATCAACGGAAAATTTAATGGGGAAAGTATGCAGAAACACACGCAAATCTACTTACAAGGAATGGGCTATGACGCTACATCGTTTGTTCCTTGTGAGGTTTGTGGTGGTGTAGGAACTGACATACATCACATAGAAGCGAGGGGAATGGGGGGAACTAAAAAGGCA